ATGCTACCGCCTCCTATTCCGCAGGGGGCACTTCTGGGACGCCGATGGGCATCCTGTTCGGAGCAGTGGATAGCGCCCGTCTGGATACCGGCGCGACCTTCTGGGATGGCGTGTGTGGCTACGAGCTAGATGTCGGAGCACAGACCGGCACTAGCGTTGCCTACAAGCAGGGCATGAAGATTGTGCTGTGGGGTAGTGATGCGGTAGCCGGAACGCAGGGTGCCGATTTCTGTTTCAGCATGAACGCTATGACAGGGTTCGTCGGCCCGGGATGGGATGTTGGATACTGCTTTGGCTCGCCTGACGGCGTCTGGGCGATCAAGACGACCGGAACCCTGATTGGCACCGTGCCGACAGCACAAGGCGGACGTGCTTATACCGCACAGCACGGGGTAGACTTCTCGGCAGTCACGTTCAGCCAGGATGCGTTCAAGTCAAACGGCTTTCGGGTCGACGGTTATGGCGATATCGTGTCAAACCAAATTCAGGTAGGTGGCGGCGCTGGGCCTGCCTGGATCGCCGCAACCGGCGCACCGGCAAGCACGCAACCTATCGGCTCACTCTATTCCCGGACCGATGGGGTACTTGGCACTACATTCTATGTCAGTCTCGGTGGGGGTAGCTGGACCTCGTATCTCCCCGCAGCCGGCGGAATGCTGACCGGCGGTTTGCATTTCGGCTCCGTCACTGTCGGCAGCACTACCGATCTGTCGCGCCACGTCGATCTGTATGGCGGCGTGGCAGGGCTGAGTGTCACGTCTGGCCCGACAATCAACTACAATGCTGGTGTCGGCGGGCACGTGTTCTTCGTCAATGCTGCGAATGTCGGCTATATCGGCACTGATGGCATCAACAATATGGCCGTCGGCAACAGCTATCTGGCACCTGGCAGTTTCACGCAAGTCAAGATAGGCACGACGGCTGGTCCGACCTGGACCACTGGCGCCGCAGCTCCAGCAGCCACGGCGCCGATCGGCTCGCTTTACTCACGCACAGGTGGTGCGGTCGGCGCCACGCTGTATGTCAGCCGTGGTGGTGGGACGTGGGCAGCGGTCGCAGGAGTATGACATGAGCGACTTCACCCAGACCCCCAACCTCGGCCTCTACAAGCCCACCTACGACGCCGACGCGGAGCAGTGGGGCGCGCACCTCAACAGCAACGCCGACATCCTCGACACCGCGCTAGCGCCTGGCGGCACGACGTTCCTGCCCATCGCTGGCGGCACGATGACCGGCCCCGTGGCGCTGGCCGGGCCGAGCACGACACCCACCGCCGTGGCCGGCAACAACAGCACGCAGATCGCCAACACTGCTTTCGTCACCAGCGCCGTTGCCGCGGGCGGCCCGTTCCTGCCGCTGAGCGGCGGCACGGTGAGCGGCGCGGCGACCTTTGCCGGCCCAGTGCGGATGAACGGTGCTGCCGGCTTCAACAACACGGCGCCGATCGCCAAGCCCACGGTATCCGGTGCCAAGAGCTCCAACGCCGCGCTCGGCTCGCTGCTGACTGCGCTGGCCGCGTATGGGCTCGTGACCGACACAACGACTGCTTAGGGGCCGCCATGAGCACCACCATCGACCGCAGCCGACCCATCACCGTGACGCTCACAGCCGAGCAGTGGCAGGCAGTGATGCAGGTGCTGAGCAACGGTCCCTACAGCGTCGTGGCGGCGCTGATCGGCAGCATCCAGCAGCAATGCATGCGCTATGCCGAGCCGCTCCCCGAGCACATGCCTATGCGCGTGCCAGGCGGCATCGCTCGACCCAACGGCATCGATGAGGAGGCTCCCTGATGGCAACATTCGCAGGCCAGATGTCGTCGGGTGCGCAGCCCAACCCGCAATGGGTGGCGTGTGATGGCAGATATTACTATGGCTACACGGCATTGGCGGCGCGGCCACATGCCGGCGTCTCCACCGGCACCTACCGCGATTACGAGCGCAATGTCAGCGGTTGGGCGCGCACCCGCGGCATCGGCGGCTGGATGATCGGTGTGCCGTATGACGCGACCGCCACCTACAAGATCTCGCTCGCCGACGATAACGGCGAGACTGCGCTGGTCCCCAATGTCACCACGACCACCACAGCCTTAGTCGCGGCGGCGCAGACGGTGGTCCCGGTAACATCGGCCACTGGCTTTGTCGTCGGCCTGCCGATCGCCGCGACCGGCATTGCCGCAGGCGCCTCGATCGCCGCCATCAACGGCTTGAACATCACCATCAACCCGGCGACGACGGGCACCGTCGCCAGCGGTGCGACAGTTACGGTAACGCCGGCTGGGCCGCCTACGCCGCAAAAGCCCCCAGCAGGTGTGAAGTAGTCAGATGCCAGCCAACGCTAACTGCGGCGCTGTGTTCTCCCGGTTGCGCTCTAGGTATGCGATGAGCTTGCGGAGGCGTGGAACGTCGTCCCTAAGGCAACCAAGCGCGACGTTCTGGCGGGAGATCAGCTATGGCTGATAGTTACACTTCATCCCTCCAGCTGGTCAAGCCGGAAATTGGCGCCTCACGCGACACTTGGGGTAGTAAAACTAACGCCAACTGGGATGCGCTCGACGGGTTCGTGTCGCAGGCCATGCCGGTCGGCGCGATCCTCGACTTCGCTGGTCCTAACGCACCGTCTGGGTGGCTGATCTGTGATGGTCGCCTCATCTCGCGCGTAACATACAGCGCGCTGTTCGCAATCATCGGCACCTACTGGGGCGCGGGCGACGGCAGCACCACGTTCAACCTGCCCAACATGACCGGGCGTTCCGGCGTCGGGCCTGGCACCGTTACCGATCAGGGTGGGAGACAGGCCACCTGGGGCTTCGCCACGTCCGCCGGGTTCATCTGGAACATCATCACCCAGGCGGCCCTGCCGAACTATGCGCTGTATGTCGACACGCAGGGCTACCACAGCCATGGCGGCGCCACCGTCGCAGCCGGTGCGCACTATCACACCACCGACGCGCAGGGCAGCCACCAGCACAACACCGGAGGCACCGGCTACGGCACCACGGCAGTGGGCGATCACACGCACAGCACATGGACCGACACGCAGGGCGATCACACGCACCAGGTTTACAACACCTTCAACTCAGGCGGCGGCGGCTTTGCTGCTGGCGGTTTTTCCTTTGGCGGCGCTCAGACGACCAGCGTCAATGGCGCGCACGGCCACAACATCGGTATGGCCGGTGCCGGCGGTCACGGACACTATATCTTCTGGGATGGCAACCACGCGCACACCACGACGTGGGTCGGCGACCACGCGCACGGCATCTACGGCGACGGCAGCCACGCACACAACGTCTACCTCAATGGCAGCGGCGGCTTATTCGAGGTGCAGTCTCCCATCATCGTCGTGACCAAGATTATCTACGCCGGGAACCAAGCCGTGGCGCGCGCCGTCGGTGCCGCCGCTCCGGTGACGCTGGAGGGCTTCGCCGAGGACGCCGAGGACGAGTTGGCGGCGATCCGCGAGGAGCTGGCACAGCTGCGCACCCTGCTGGGCGGGCGTCCTCGCCGACGCATGCTCAGCGCGCCGTTGCGCGGGCCGCACTAACCATGCCACGCCTGCCACAGGCCCCCCCGCCCGGTGTCGTGCGCAATGCCACGCCCGAGGCGACGCCTGGCCGGTGGTGGGACTGCAACCTCATCCGGTTCCGCGGCGGCCAGCTCCAGCCGGTCGGTGGCAGCGTCGCGCAGCCAGGCACCACAGTCGCCGATCTGCCGCGCGATGTGCTGACCTGGCACGACAACAACCATGTGCGCTGGGCGGCATTCGGCACCGGCACCGCCCTCTATGCATACCGATTCGATACGCAGATCATCTACGACATCACGCCGGCTGGCGTCGGTCCGCTCGATCCGCCCGGCGCTTTGGTCGGCTACGGCCTCGGCAACTACGGCGCTGAGGCCTACGGCACCGCACGCGACAGCGCCGATATCGGCCCGCAGGACATCGCAGCGACAATGGGCGACCGCTGGAGCCTCGATAACTTCGGCGAGGATCTGCTCATCGTCCCGACACAGGACGGGCACCTGTTCCGCTGGACGCCAACGACGCCGGCCACGTTACCTGCGCTGGTGCCCGGCGCGCCGGTCTTGAACAGGGGCGTCATCGTCACCGATCAGCGCCATGTCGTACTGCTCGGTGCCGGCGGCGACCCACGCGCCATCGCCTGGAGCGATCAGGAAAATCCTGACGTGTGGGCGCCCGACATCACCAACCTCGCCGGCAGCAAGCTGCTGCAGACACAGAGCTACGCAATGAGCGCGGTCAAGGTGAGCGACGGCATCCTCATCTTTACGGCCAACGACCTGCACAAGATGCAATATGTCGGCGCGCCTTACGCTTACGGAATAGTGCAAATTGCCTCGGGCTGCGGGCCGCTCTCGACGCGGGCGGTCATTGCCATAGGCAGCTTCGTTGCGTGGCCGGGGTTACAGACGTTCTGGCAATACAGCGGCAACGTGCAGCCGCTGAAGTGCGATGTCGGGGATTGGTTCTTTAGCCTGGTCAATCGCCAGATGGTCGGGCGCGTGTTCGGTAGCCCGAACCCGTCGTTCAGTGAGCTGTGGTGGGATTGGCCAGACGAAGGCGCCACTGAGTGCAATCGCTATATCGCGCTGAACTACAGCGACCCGGCGCGCCCTTGGACGATCGGGATGCGCACCCGCACCGCCGCAGATCCACAGGGCACGATGGACTATCCCGTGCTGGGCGGGCCAGACGGCACGGGCGGCTGTCTCTATCTCCACGAATACGGCTGGACCGACGACGGCGTGCCACGCGCGCCCAACGGTGAGGTCTACGCCGAGAGCGGCAACATCGTGCTCGGCGAAGGGGACAGGCGCTATCACGTCAAGCAGCTGGTGTTCGACGCCACGTGCAGCATCGATGACATGCTGGGCTATCGCTTCTTCGTCCGCGAACAGCCCTATGATGAGGCCGGCGAATACGACACCGGCCTCTATACCGTCGTCCACGGCGGCCTGATGGACATGCGATTCTCTGGCCGCTCCACGCGCATGCGGATGGAAGCGACCTACGACGGGCCGTTTGCGGTCGGTCGCCCACGCCTCGAGATACGCCCAGGTGGGCGGCGCTGATGGCGCGGCCATACCACCCACCCGCGCCGTTTACCGCGCCGACCAGTGGCGATCTCGACCAACGCCTGGCCGACATGGCGGCAGCGATCAATCGCAAGGCCGACCAAGGTGTGCAAGGAACAGCGTCGCGCTTCCTGGCGCTCATCGCGCCGGATGGTTCCACCTGGCGTATCGAGATCGATGTGGCGGGCGCGCTGCACACTTCGGTGGTGCCGCGCACATGAGTCTCTCGGCTGAAGAGAAGCGGGCGCGGCTGGAGAAGGCGCTGCTCTATGGCGGCGGGACGCACACGGTCAATGACGTTGTCCAGCTCGTCAGAGACGGTAAGGCGCAGTTCTGGGACCGCGGGGATGGCTCGATACTGACGGAGCTACACGACTTCCCGCGTCTGAAGGCTGTCCACTTCTGGACCATCTCAGGCGTCCTGCGCGATTGCCTCGACCTCGAGGACGAGATCCTCGCGTGGGCGCGCGCCGAGGGTTGTGCTGTGGCCACAGCATGCGGTCGGCCTGGGTGGGGACGGGTAGCGGCGCCAACTGGCTGGAAGCTCTGGCATCCCAACTTCGTAAAGCAGCTCGGAGGCCGCGATGAGGTTCAATGAAGCCGGCCAGCCCGACCATCTAGGCTTCGCAGGCCTCCGCGGCGGGGGTAAGGGCGGCGGTGGAGGCGGTGGCGGCGGCCAAAGTTATAACTTTAGCCAGACCACCCTTCCGGACTGGCTGAATAACGCGTCGCAGGGGGCGATCCAGCAGGCGCAGGATCTTAGCCAGCGCCCATACGATCCCTATACTGGACAGATTGTCGCGCAGCCTGGCGCCGACACATCGCAGGCGTATCAGCAAGTGCGCGACATGCAGGGTTCGTATAACCCGGCATTCCAGCAATCAGCGCAGGCCTATGGCGGGCTGCTCGGCCAGGTCAATCCGCTGACCGCGAGCGGCGTCAACGACATCTCCAACCAGCTGTATGGCAACTACCAGCAGCAGGTTATGAACCCTGCGCAGGGGCTGCTTGGCGGATATCTACAGAACGCCTCGCCCGCGACCTCGCAGCAGGTAACGCAGAACGCGCTGAACATCATGACCCCGTTCTCGCAGGCGGTGATCGATCCTGCGTTGCAGATCGGGAGGCAGCAGCTCGCACAGAACCTGCAGCAAGTAGCGGGACAGGCGAACAATGTCGGAGCGTTCGGTGGCAGCAGACAGGGCATCACCGAAGGAGTCGCGCAGGCGCAGGCAGCGATCGGAGCTGGGCAGACGGTCGGCAACTTGCTGAACCAGGGATGGCAGAGCGCGCTGACGCCTGCCTATAACCTCGCCAACCAGGCATCGCAGCAGGGCTATGGCGCCGCGGGGCTGCTCGCCGGCATGGGGCAGCAGGGCTACGGCAACGCAGCAACGCAGGCCGGCAACATGGCCAACACCAACCTGCAGGCTGGATTGACCGCAGCACAGAATCTGCCGGCACAGGCGCTGCAGCAGCAGCAGGCGCAGCAGCGCGATGCATCGTTGCTGCAGACCATTGGGGCGGCGCAGCAGAACCAGCAGCAACAGGAACTCAACGCGCAGATGGGGCAATTCTACCAGCAGCAGGATTGGCCGGTGCAAAATTTGGATATGCTGTTGAGCGCTGTCGGCGCGGTGCCCTACGGATCGACCACCGTCAGCTACGGCAGGACGCAGCCCGACGCGGCGAAGAAGAATGTGGCAGGCAGCATCCTCGGCGGCGCGGCGTCTGGTGCCGCCACCGGGTTCCAGCTCGGCGGCGGGTGGGGCGCTGGGATTGGCGCG